GAAATAATAGACTTATTAAAGAAATATAATGTAGTATTAGAAAGACCATTAGAACTAGTAATACCATGTAGAAATTGCCATGAAAGTGAAGTATACAGAATATACAAGGATCATTATGTCTTTGTAGAAAATAAGAAAAAGAAAGGTATTGACATATAGTATATTATATTATATAATTATATATATAGAAGTGCAGTGTATTTGACCTTAATAGGTGCAAATGGAAGCATAGGGATGAAAACCTTATGCTTTTTTTGTTGTGGAGGATATATGCACAAGAAATGGACACTATATTTATATTATAGTGGAATACTTATAAAAAAATTAAAAATAGAGGAACAAGAAGCACCAGGAGAAAATAGTTATTCTATCAATGTATATTTTAAAAAGAAACTATTTGGATCTAATAAAGCAGGTGTAATAGTTCGACCAATAAGATTATTAAAGAATGATGAAAAAAATAGAAAGACTTATTGGGGTACTACCTTTGAAACAGGTATAGAGATATAGGAGGAAATAAATGTTAGGAAAATTAAGACATTTTAATCCATTACAAGCACCTTATATCAAAGTAAATGTAAAAATAACAAATCCAGGATATACAAATGGAAAACCAAATATAGTTAATGAAGATAGATATGTATTAGCTCCATCTGCAAAAAAGATAGGAACATATATAAGAAACCAATTATTTGGTAGTGATTTATTAACACAAACAGAAGGACTAAATATAAACTGGTTAATGCCTACATTAAGTGAAGCATTAGAGTTAAGTGTATATGAAAGAGAAAGTTTTATATATATACATAAATTTGATAATAAGATTTATTTGGAATGTATTAAAAAATGTGATATTCACAATTTAGTACAAAGATATGACAAAGTATTAAGTTGTGATTTAATACAAGACTTTGAAGGTAAAGAAAACAATTATTACTTAAAAAGACATATAGAAATGAAAGATGGTAATACTGAATTAACCTTTACTGCATATGTAAAAGAAAAAGATAGAGGGGAATGGCAAGAAATGTCATTATCCAAATTTAATGAAATCAATAATACTGAATATGAAAAAGTATATGAATTACCATATGAAGTATTAATAAACATAGATATAGGTCAAGACTTCTTTAAGGATAGTATTAAGTTCTTAAATGAAGAAATGGAAGTATATAACACTTTATGTGAAGAAGTAGAAAAGACAAAAACAAGAATAGCAACTACACAACACTTCCAAAGTGGAGACATTTATGATAAATGGCAACCTGCATCAAATATATATGATGTTAGAACTATGAGTGTAGGAAAAATGCAAGATTACTTCACTCTACTTCCAGGAGATAAAGAACATAGTGTATTTGAGTTCTTACAAGGTAATTTAAGAGTTAATGATTATATAGATACATTTAAGTTCTGTGATTATCAAATCATACAAATGGCAAACTTAAGTCCTGCATCATTTGGATATGAAAAAGATGCATATCAAAATGTAGCAAGTATTGATTTAAGTATGAACACAACTGAAATGACTATTGAAGCAATTAAAAAACAAATAGAACCACAAATTAATCATTTATTAGAAAACATAATCAAATTACAAGAATTACTAAACATTCAAGAAAATAGAATACCAAGTGATTTAGTATGGGATTATGGAGATAATGAAAAACTAAATGATGATAAAAAGATAAGAACAATACAAGCAATTCAAAGAACTATGTCAATTCCATATAGTACAAGAGCAAAAATACTTACACCTATTCTTAATAAGTTAATAGATGAACAAGTAGATGCTGATTCACTTACTGAAGCATTTAAATTAGAAAAAGAAGATATAAAGATAAATTATGAAGAGTTCTAGTATTGCAGATAGTGTATTTTTAGTTAATTTAAAATATGTTGACTTACAAAATAAAACTAAATCATTATTCTTTCAATGTTTAAATGAAGGAAAAGATATAGACTACTTTAAAAAGAAATTAAGGGAAATATGGGATAATGTGGATCATTCATATATGGATCAAGAAATTGATAGATATACAGAATTAATACATACAAAGAATATACATGATAAAGAAGTAGTAAGAATAGCACAAGAAGGAGACATATTTGAATTAGTACCTGAATCAGTAATAAATGGATATGAAAATAAGTTTGTTAATCAAAAATTAAAAGAATATAAAAGAGCAACTAAAAGTTATGCTTATAAAATGGACAAAGATAATTATTTAAAACAAAAAGTAGAAAGTTATTCGAATCAAATAGTACCCTACTTTTCTGTTAGAACAAATGAGAAAGTAAGAGATGTAGAGTTAAGTACATATGTAAGTATGATACATAATACAAATCTTACAAGAGCAGGATGGAATCAAACAATAAAAGATGGAGATAGTCTAGGTCAAGATTTATATTGGATACCCTATCATCCATTTAGTTGTGAACATTGTATTAAGTATCAAAATAGACCACTTACTAAAAAAGAAGTAAGAAGTATAGCATCAAGAGGAGAAAACTCCAAAGGAGATTTACTACATCCAAATTGTAAATGTCAAATAGCATTTTACTTCCCTGGAGAAACTAAATTTAATTATCCTAAATATTCTAAAGGAGAATTACAAGAACAATATGATATTAGACAAAAAACAAATAGTCTAACATTAAAGAAAGAAAAAATAAAAGAAGATATAAGAATACAAAATAGTTTAGGAAATCAAAATGAAGTAGATAAATTAAATCAACAAAGAAATGCTATCAACAAAGAGATAAGAGAATTAAAAGAGGCATTACCTACTACTCAAATGAGAAATCAAGTAGTAGCAATAAATAGATAATGCAGACCAGATTTTGAATGTCTATAAACTTTAAATATGCACTTCTAAAATTCGCGAAATAGGAGGAAATGTATGGATATTAGTAAATATCTAACAAACAAGGATATTCAACTATCCAATGATGATATTAACATCGAAAAGTTGGAAAAAGATATTAGAAAGGGATATGTTTCAAGTGATGAAGTTGAAAATGCAAGACAAGAAGCATTAAAACAAAACACTGCATCTTATACTGAATTAGAAGAAAAATATAATAAGCTAGAAAAGTCTTACAATGATATTGAAGCAAGAAACACAGAACTAACTAATAGCACAAAAGGATTAAAACTCCAAGTAGAAATGGTTTCACAAGGTTTTAAAAAAGAAAATCTAGAAGAAATAAGTGCATTAAGAAATTCATTATTTAAAGATGAAGAAGATGATGCAAAAGCAATTTCAATGATTAAAGAAAAGTATAAGGCAACATATTTCCCAGAAGCTGAAACTAAAGTGAACATTCCTAATGAGGATAGTTTTAATTCAACAACAAAACCAAAAGAGGAAATTAAAATAACAAGAAAAACAAGTCTAAAAGACTTAATAATTAAGTAAGAAAAGGAGAATTATTATTATGAATTATACAGAAGTAAATTTAGATTTACAAAGTGTAGCAAAGAGAATATATGATAGTTTATTATACCGTTCTGCTTTCTACAAAATGTTAAACCCTAACTACATTGGAGAATTAAGAAATGCTGGAACTCCAATGATAGAAGTATTAAAATCAAATGATACAAGTGTTAATGTAAGAGAAACTAAAGAAATAGCAACTGCATTAACTCCAGCTTTACAAGGATATTCAAGTGTTAAAGTTGATTTAACTGAATTACCTATGGATTATTCTATTAGAATACCAGTACTAGTAGCAGGTTCTAACTTTGTTAATACTTTAGAAGATGCTATGGATAAAAAAGACCAAGCAGTAGCAAAAGCAATTGATACTTATGGATTTGGTAAATTAGCAACTGGTGTAAGTGCTACATCTGTTTGGAATCCAACAACTAAAGAAGAATATATTGATGCTTTAAATAACTTAAAAGCAATTCTATTCAATAAGAATGTTTATGAAGGATATAGATTAGCTTTATCTGCAACTGAAAATGCTAAATTAATTGCAGCATTAACTTCAATTCTTAAATTTGAAACTGAAGTAGGAGTTAAAGGTGTAGATATGGGTGTTGTTAATGAAGCATATGGAATTGAAATATTCCCAGTTAATGACACAGTAATTGGAACTGCTAAAGGATATTTCTTCAATAATTTAGCAATTGTAGGAGATTCATTCTTTGATAGTATGGTAGCATACAATGGTAATTATCCAGGATTCCCAGGATATTATGTAATTGAATCAAATATTTTATTTGGTGCAGAAATTGTAAATCAAAATGCAATTATTAAATTAATATCAGCATAATTAGAAAGGAGGTCTTAATATGACTTTCTTTACTCCACAAGAGTTTAAAAGTAAATATAATCAAGATGTTTCTACATATCAAATAGAAATAGCTTGTGAAATGATATATAGTCAAGTTGGGGTAAGATATAGAGATCCAAATTGGAATGATACTACTTGCCCTCTTGCTATAAAAAATGCCAGTATGGAGCAATTAAGATTTATATTAGAATATGATATACCATGTTTAGATAATAGAGGTTCTATTAAAGCAGGTGCTATGGAAAGTGATTTAATCAGTGATATAAGCAAAAATGCTTTAAGAATACTAGGAAATCATGGATATTTATTTAGAGGAAATCCAATTAACTTTAATATGGGTGTTAATTTACCATTTGGAGATTAATAATGTTTAATGTAAATGGATTTAAAGCAACATTGGTACAAAATAATAGAACTACAAGTAGTTTAGATTATTATGATGACCAAGATAAAAAAGAAGTAGAAATTAAAGTATGTCCATATAATGTGGATCAAGCAGTCAAATTTGGAGAATATACTACACCAGAAGCAACAGGATATTTTATAACAAAAGCAAATGTAGAAGTTCAAGAAGGAGATGAACTAATTATTAATGGGCATACTTATTCCATATTAAAAGTACAAGATGACTGGATTTGGAATAAAGTTGCAAATATCATATTAGCAGTTAAATAATGGAAACAATTGATGTAAAAATATTAAAAGGCATACCAGAAGAACAAATAACTGACTTTGAGGATAAGACTGTATATTATGCAGCAGTACTAACAAGAGAATATACAAAAAATATGCAAGCATACCCACATTTAACAGGAGAACTAGAAGGGCAAGAAATCAAAGCTCCTATTAAAAAAAGTGGAGATGCATCATACACATTATTAGAAGGTGTAGATTATGCAAAATATGTATATAAAATGACTGATGTTAATTGGACTAATCCAAGAACACAACCTCAATGGTATTCAACTATATTTAGAAGAAAAGAAAAAACAATAGTTGATAAAGCACAAGAAAGAGCATTAGGAGAATTAAAATGACAGAACAAGATATAAAGAATAAAAATTTAGTAGTAATAGACTTTATAAGAAGTATAACTAATGACTTTGTTGTTAGAGCAGAATATAGTACTTTTGATAAAGATACAAAGGTAATAGTAGTCCAAGAAGAAAGTGGTTCAAAGGTAGTCTTTTTTGAAGCAAACCCAATATATAACTATTACAATGTAGATATATTTGGAGATAACATTCAAGAAGCAAAGGATTTAAGTGTAGATATAGGCAACTTAATAGGAAATAATATATATTTTAATTGGAAAAACCAAAAGTGGCAAATATTAATAAAACAATTTAGTAATCCAAGAACATTGTATTGGGATGATATAAGAAGAGTATCTTATACAATGACATTACAATGTATTATAAATAGAATTTCATAAGAAAGGAGAAATTTATGAACTGGTTTATAAATAATAGAGAGTTAATTAAAAACCTTGCTATTAACACAGGAACAAGTGGTACTCCAGTATATACTCCAATTTGTACAACAAGTGAAGTACAAGTAGCAACAGATTTAGAAAGCAAAGATTTTTATGTTTTCTGTGATGCTTTACAAAGAAAAGTAATTACTGGTGCAAGTGTTGTATTAAGTGGAACACTAAAACTAGATGTTAATAATGCAGGAGATTTAGCAATACTTGATAAAGTTCATACTTTAATTGGAGATGGAGAAATATCTCAATTCTCTAATATAAACATTCAATTTGATTTATTAAGTGGAGCAACAGGTGGTGTATTAGAATACACAAAATATCAAGCAGATGTTTCTCTATCAGTAAGTGATTTAGGAGGAGCTGCTGAAGATGAGAGTGAGTTCTCATTCGAAATGCAATTAATAGGAAAAGCAACTGAAATTACATCAGCATAAAAATCCTTTAAGGTGGGAGGGCAAAAACCTCTCACTTTTATTTTTAAAGAAAGGAGGAACTAAATGAAAAGTGCAGAAGTATTAGTAAAGTTCAAAGGAGACACTAAAGATTTAGATGAAAAAACCTCACAAGCCAAGTCCTCATTAAAAGGATTTGCAAGTGGTATAGGTACTGCATTTAAAATGGCAACTGTTGGTATTACTGCTTGTACAACAGCAGTAGTAGGTTTAATTAAAAAAAGTGTTGAAGGATATGCAGAATTTGAACAATTAGAAGGTGGACTTATTTCATTATTTGGAGAAGGTTCTACTGAAATGAATAGAATACTAAAAGATAGTGAAGAAGCATATAAAACCTTAACAATGTCTCAAAATGATTATTTAACTAACTTTCAAAGTTCTTATCCATTAGTAAATGCTGGATTAAGCGAAAATGCAGATGGTATTGAATATACTAATAAGATGCTTCAATTATCAAGTGATTTGTTTAATACTTATGGTGGAAGTATAGATTATTATCAAAATGCTATTAACTGGGCATTAAAAGGATCATTTGTTTACCTAGATAACTTAAATTTAGGTATCAAAGGTACACAAGAAGGATTTATTGAAGCTGCTAATGCAAGTGGTATATTAAATAGAGAAATTCAAAGTGTAAGTGAATTAACAACAGATGAAATAATCGATGTTATTCAACACTATGCAGAAGCATATGGAGTATGGGGTAAGACAGCTCAAGAAGCAAGTGATACTATCATAGGTTCTATGAACATGGTCAAAGCAACATGGAGCAACTTTATTACAGGAATTGCTAAAAAAGATGCTGATATAGATAAATTGGTAGACCAATTAATTAATTCAGCTATGACATTTGTAAATAATCTTGTTCCAGTAATAATGAGAGCATTAGAAGGACTTGCAAATGCTTTACCACAATTAGCAGATAAAATTGGAGAGATTTTACCAGGATTAGTAGAAAGTTTACTACCTCCATTAATAAAAGCAATAACAACACTAATAAATGCAGTTTTAAAAGCATTACCAGGACTTTTAAGAACATTAATACCATTATTGATGGATACACTAATTTCTGTTATTGATGCTCTTGTGTCTGTACTTCCAGATATAGTAAGTGCTTTATTAGAGGGTATAATATATATAATTCAAGCACTAGCAGATTACTTACCTACTTTAATTCCAATGTTAGTACAAGCTATTATTGATAGTTTAATGACAATAGTGGATCATATAGGAGATATTATAGATGCTGGAATTCAATTATTAATTGGTTTAGTAAAAGGATTAATCCAAGCATTACCTATATTAATAGAAAAATTACCATATATTATTATTACAATAATAGAACAATTAAGTGAACATTTACCAGAACTTGTTGAATGTGGAATCACACTAATGATAGAGTTAGTAAAAGGTATAGTACAAGCAATTCCTATATTGATATCAAAAATTCCAGAGATTATGGGAAGATTAATACAAGCATTCAAAGATTACTATGCTAGATTATGGGAAATAGGAAAAGAATTAATAGGTAAAATCATAAGTGGTCTAGCATCAGCAATAAGTGGAATATTCAATGTTGGTAAAGATTTAGTAATGGGATTATGGAATGGTATTGTAAATGTTAAAGACTGGATTATTAATAAAATCAAAGGATTTGGTAATTCAGTATTAAAAGCAATTAAAGGAATATTTGGAGTACATTCCCCTTCAACTGAATTTGAATGGATAGGTAAAATGAATATGGTAGGTTTAGAGCAAGGTATGGAAAGTATGAAAGATAAAGTACAAAGTACCATTGATAGTGCATTTAACTTACAACCAAATATAAATGGCAATATGAGTTCAACATATAGCCCACAAATGAATATCATAGTAAATAATAATTTAGAAACTGATCCATTAGGTCAATTAGTTAATAGTGTCAAAACATTTAGTGGTGGTGCTAAAAACGATTATAACTGGGGGGCAGGTCTATGATTAAGATATTAATTAATGAAGAAGAAGTAGTATGCAAAAATAATATAAAAATAGAAGAAAAAATGTTAGCTGCTTCTTCTACCATTTTAAATAATTGTTATCCAAAAAGTTGGGAAGAAGATAAAGATTATGTAAGTAGATTTTACTTTCCAGAAGATTATTCTAAATGTAAGATTTTAGATGTTGATGGAGAAGATGAAACATTAATATTCTGTGGAGTTGTTAAAAACACAGGTAAGATTAGTTTAAATCCAAGAGAACCACATTATGTTGATTTACAAATATTAGATTTTAAAACTCTTTTAAGTGAAGGAGAAACATTAAACTATGTTATTACAGGTAAAACAATAACAGAAGCTATTAACCAAGTAATATCAACAATAAGTGATTATGGTTTTGTATTAGGAAATATAAATATACAAAATCCAGATGATATTATTAATGCCTACTCTACTCTAAACAAAACTGCATATGATGTATTTCAATATATAGCAGATATAACACAATCAAGATGGACTACAAGATTAGTAGATGAAGATAGTGTTGCTATTGACTTTATAGATCCAACATTAGAAGAAGAACAATCCCCTATTGAATATACAAAACAATATTTTGAAGATAATGACATTTTAGATATAAGTTTTAACTACTCTACTAATGATTATAGAAACAAACAAATAATGACAAGTGAAGAAGTATATGGAAATATAATTCAAAGTGAAACAAAAATAGCAGATGGATATACACAAACATTTAATACTGATAATAAAATAGGAACTATTACTTCCATAACTATAAATGGGACAGAAGCATCATTTTGTACAAAAGCACAACAACAATTAGGAGTAAGTGCAGACTTTGTATATCAACCAGGAGAAATGGTTTTTAAATCAACTAACACTATAACTGCAGGAGCTTTAATTGTAATATCTTACTACCCTATTGTTAGAGGTAGAGAAATAGTTATTAATTCGAGTGAAATTAGTAGAATTAATACAAATACAGGAAGAAAAGGTACTATTTCAAGATATGAAAATAGAAATGATACTACTTCTTCAAATGAATTAATTAAAATAGGACAAAGTTATATTAAGTATAAAGGAAGTGCTGAAATAACACTTAAAGTAGTTTCAAGAAAGAATTTATTTAATATATGTGATATTGTTGAGTTTAATGCACCAGTAGAAGATTTAGATACTAAATATATGGTCAAAAGCAAAACAATAGATATGTACCCTATTGCAAATGAAATATTTTATACATATGAAATGAGTTCTAACTTTAATAGTGAAGATGCAATTAACTACTTTGATAATCAAAGAGCAAAGAACCAAGGTAATTTAGGAGAAGGAGAAACAATATCAAGAGCAATAGATTTAGAAAATACTGCTTTAATTTATTTTTATGATACAAATATCGAAGAAGTACAAGTACAAAACCCTACTTCATTAGACTTTGCTTTAGATGGAGTATTAGTATAGGAGGTAAATATGACAGAAGATTATAATAAAATTTTAATTGATTATTTAACAGGTAAACTAGAAAATACTTCACCTACAAGTGATGAAATAATACAAGAACAATTAGATATAGCAAGGTCAGTATGGAAACCATATCTACCTAATTCATGGAAAGATTTTAGATTTGAAGGAATGGTTGCAGCAAGTGAAACAACAAGTTCACTTGGAGTATTATATGGTGGTTATATAGATAATGATGATAATGTAAGAGGAATTATTGTATTAGTTAATGAAAACTTTGAACCAGTAAAAACATTTTATGAGTTTGATTCAGGTACACCATTAAGATATATACAATATATGAAACAAGCAGAAGATGGAACATTCTATTATGTAGATGATGCAGTATATAGTTATACACAAAGGCAAGAAAGTGAACATGCAGAAAAAAGATTTATTATGATAAATAATATTACTGCAAATATAGATGAATTAGATAAAGTCTTTTTAAGAAAATCATATACATTCTTTACATTTGGATATAACTTTTATTGTAAAAATATGTTTAAAGATCCAAATTCAGCACATTATGTATTATTTGGAGCAGGTGTTGATGTTAATTCTGTAAATTATAGTAGAAGATTGTTAAAAATATTTGATTTACAAATTGAATATGGAGAAAGTCCTACATGGACTTCAATGATTTCACAAGACCAAGCTATTTTTGGTAGTGCATTTGCACAATTTGATGAAAGTAGTAATGCATATTTTAGATGTGTATGGACTAATAACTCATATAGTTCAAATACCATACATTGTTATACCAAAACATATGAAGGCAATCCGGTTGATGAAACAATATTTAGTAGCCAAACTTATAAACCTTATGTAGATGAAAATTCTCAAAAAAAACAAAGTGTATTTATAAATATTAATGAAGTATATTTTGTACAAAATAATCAATATTGGGGAAATGTAGGAGTTTTAAGACCAAAATATATTGGACTTTATAAACATGATTTCTCTAATAATACAAATACTACTATATTTGAAAAGTATTTAGGAGATTATGATTTTACTTATCAAGAATATATGATGATAGATAAAAATAATAATGAATTATATATAGAATATGTTAATAATTATGATAGAGATAACGATACAGCAGATATTTATATTCAAAGATATGAAGGAGAATGGGATCCAATATTAATTGGAGAAGAAAAACCATATATATATAATAGACAAAGTATGTTTGTTAAAAACAACTTTAATTTACTTCAAATATATTCATATGGTATAAATCCACAAATAAGAGCATGGAATTATTTTGTAGTAAAAGAAGATTATAACTTACTTAATTATAATGGAGAAGCATATATAAATAACAATGCATTAGTACCATTTAAAACAAGATTATATTCAAACAATCATTTAGTATTTGCAAGAAATTTATACAACATTACTAAACAAGGTAATATGACTATGTCGAGTGTAGAAATACCAAATACATATTTAAATGATATAAATATAACAGAAAATGATTTAATAAGTGAAACTAATTTAGAAATGAATAATGATACAACAGAATGGACTAAAAATATATATGAAGTAGTAGATGTTAATTTTTTAAATACAATATCAGTAATAGATGAAGATACTGGAGAAGAATATGAAGAAAGTGCTATTAAATTAAATAATGCAACAACAGATGGTGGTTCAACAAATTATCTAAATACACCATGCAATAAATACAGGATAAATTATGGAGATGGCACTTCTTCAACAGATGATTTAACATGGACTTCAATAGATGATACACATAAAGAAACACAAATAACATTTTATGTAGATAAAGCAATTTTAAGTATAGACTTATTAAGTCATGATACCACTACTATTTACTTACATATACCAGTAGAAGTAGAAATAGGAAAAACATACTCAATAAGTCAAAAAGTAAGAATAGGAGGTTAATATGGCAAAAATAACATGGGCTAATAAAACAACATTAAACCCACAACCAAGTATAGCAAGAGAAAATAAATGTACTAATGCAGATTTAAATGAAATAAAATCAGTAGTAAATACTAATGATGATAATGTAGGAGATTTAAGCGATTTAAATACAACTGATAAAACAAGTATAGTAGGAGCAATAAATGAAGTAAAAGGTCAATTAAAAACTGTTGAAGTATATAAAGGAACACTTACACTTTATACAACTGAAGGAGATTCAAGAAATGTAATAACTTTAAATGCAGTAAGTGGGACAGTACTAATGTATTTTTTAACATATGCATGGCCTAGAGAAAACTGGAATAATGGTGCAATAGTAGAATTAGGTGCTATGTTTCCACAAACAAATAAAGTTTATTTAAAAACAACAAGTCAACAATCATATAATATACAAATAAGTGCATTATATATTGAATAAAAAAGGAGGAATAAAAAGTGAATATTACATTAGGTCAAATAAGTGCTTTTTTAGGTCTAATAGCAGGTTTAATTGCTAGTGTTAGTGCAATTATATTATTTTTGAATAAAACCCTAAAAAAAGTCATAAAAAATGAATTAGAACCTATGTCTATTCAAATAGAAAAAATAAATTCAAATGTAAATGGTCTAGATGTAAGTCAATGTAAGAATTTTCTAGTAAGATTCTTAGCAGATGTAGAGCAAGGAAACAAACTAGATGAAGTAGAAAAAGAAAGAGCATATGAAATCTATGACCATTACACAAATGACTTAAAACAAAACTCATATATACATAAGAGATGGGAAGAATTAGTAGAAAGGAAATAAATTTATGGAAAAAGTTAAAAAAATAGCAAAATATACTATGAATATTCTAGGTATTATAGGAGCATTAATAACTGGTATAAATGCTATTGATGGAATAACTATACCTTATGCCTATCAAATAGTACAAATAATAGCAGTATTTGAAGGTGTATTAGGTACATATTTAACTGGAAATAAAGTTTATAATGCAGTCCAAACTAAATAACCTATTTAAAAGCATTTTAAAAGGGTATTTTAAAGAGTTTATTACTAGAGTAGTAATTTACCCTACTCTAGTAAAACTCATTAAAGAAAGGAATTAAATTATGGAAGAAAATAAAGAAATAATTTTAACAAAAGAACAAGAAAAAGAATTTACAAATGGAAAAGGAGAAGAAGAAGATGAATAGTCCTTTAACAAATGTAGTAATTTATGCAGACCATAGCAATTTTAGTGATGGCAGAAGTGGTTATGGAATACAAAAAATAACTATCCATCATTGTGCTGGAGTAATGAGTGCTGAAAGTATTGGTTATCTATGGCAAAATCCAAGTAGAGAATGCTCTTCTCACTATGGAATTGGTAATGATGGTAGAATAGGTCAATATGTAGATGAATATGATACTGCTTGGACTGATTCTAATTGGGTATCTAATTGTACTTCAATAACTATTGAAACAAGTAATTGTGATTATGGTGGCGACTGGCCTGTTAGTGATGCAGCTTTAGATAGTTTAATTAAATTATGTGCTGATATATCATTAAGGAATAAATTTGGAATATTAGTTCCTGGTCAAAATTTAACTTGGCATAGTATGTATGCATCAACTACTTGCCCTGGAGATTATTTAAGAGCAAGAATGCAATATATAGCAGATAGAGCAAATGAAATAATTAGTGGTGGTCAACCTACACCTGCTCCTACTGGTAAAATAGCAGAAGATGGTCTATGGGGTGTTGACACTACAAGAAAAGCACAAGAAGTATTTGGAACTCCTGTTGATGGAGTTGTATCTAAACAAGTAAGTTGGGTAGGTAGTCAAAATCCTGGTTTATTAGATTCTACTTTTGAATGGTTAGATTATATGGCTGGTGGTTCACTTCTTATTGCAGCAATTCAAAGAAAAGTTGGTGTTAATGATGATGGATATATTGGAAGTGATACAATAAGTGCTATGCAAAGATGGTTAGGCACTCCTGTTGATGGTATTGCTTCAAATCCAAGTGTAATGGTTAAAGCATTTCAACATTGGTTAAACGAGCAATAATATGTATTCTTTTGAAATAA